ACCCGCGTTGACGACCTTGTAGATGTCGGCGCCGTTCCGGATCGCCTCAGCGCCGCCGATCGTGAACCGGCGATCCTGCTCCGCGCGGGACAAGCCGTTGAAGAACGACATCGGGTTTGTGCGGCGTCCCGGGCGGGCCTCCGTCGCGGGCGTGCCATAACACTGACAGCGCTTATGGCGTTGGAAGTCGGCGTTCCAGCGGTACCAGCGGCCCGCGAGGATCGCGCAGCGTGCACACGCCCCGGAGCGCACCGTCCGGACGTAGCCCGTCACCGAACGGTTCGCGACCATCGCCACACCGGCCGCGCCGCGGCCCGCGTCGGCCACCTCCGAGGCGGCCATGCGTAGTAGCTGGGCCTGCCCGGCGAGCATGGCTTCCTGGACCGTCAGGCCGCCGCCGATCAGCGTCTTCGTGCGGATCACTGGCAGGTACAGCAGTGAGTCCAGGGTCCGGCCGTCCGCGGCGACACCCGAAAGCGAGCGGGCGTCCACACGTGCCGCCTGCTCCAGGTAGTCGCTGCTCAAGCCGTCCATGCGGACCATCGCCTCGATGTACGGCTGGCCCGTGGACGCCGCCACCAACTGGCCGGCGGACACGGCCCGGACCATCGCCGCGCCCAGACCTTGCAGCCACGACGCGGACAGGTCTGCCGCGGCGAGCCGCTTCCACAGCCTCTCCATCGTGACCGTCGTCTGGATGACGGCCCGTTGTTGAGACCGGCCGTAGGCGGCGACGATGTCCGCGTGCGCCTGCGTTACAACGGCCACGTCAGCCTCCAGCAGCAGGCGCCACGTCAGGCTGTGGCTCCGGCTGGGCGGTGGACATCTGGTGCAGGTCCATGGCCGTCATCCGGGTCAGGGCTTCGTCTTGCATGCCCCGCATCCGGTCCCGCTGCACCGCGCTGTAGCCGAGGTCTTCCCATGCCTGCTCGGTCGGCAGGATCCCGGACGCGTGCAGCTTGACGACTGCGTCGGCCTTCTGTGCGTATGTCGGCGTCGCCGGGTCCCGCCACACGGTCTCGAGTTTCCCGGTACGCGGGTCGAGCTTGCCGTCCCGGACTAGCAGGACGAGCCGCATGACCCTTTCCCACGCCTCGCCGAACGCGCGCTGGCGACGCTCCGCCCGCTTCACCAGACGCGCCTCGCTCGCACGGATCGCATCAGCGCTCGGAGGCTGGTCGGTGGCCAGGCCCAGGAAGGCCGGCGGAAGGCCCGTCAGGGCAGCCACCAGCCGGGCAAGAACGTTGATCGTCTCGTGGAAGTTCGACAGCTGTGCCTCGGGGAACTGCCCATATTTCACCGTGTCGGACTCGTTCACCCACAGACGGCCCGCCAGCGACGACATCGCGCCGAGCGGCTGACCGTTCTCGTCGGCGAAGTCGTCGCGGGACATGCCCGTCGCCCACCGGCGCGGCATGGCGTGATACTCGGCAGACACCATCATGTCCGAGGCGATCTTGCAGGCGGCATCCGAGATCGGAATCACCGAACGAAGCTCAGACGTCCCATCCAGGTGCCGCAGTCGCGGCCGATTCGCCAGAGGGACGACAAGCACCTGGCCGAGGTTGTGCTCGTCCTGGTCGACCGCGGTCCAAGCGCCCTTCTGCTGCTCGAACGTGATCCGCTTGTCCGGCAGATACAGCGTCGCCCACTTCACCGGAGCAGCCCCCGCGGACGGCTCATCCCACCGCTTGACCGCCGCCATCACCTGACGGGTGCGAGGATCCCGCTCCGCGAACACTTCCAGCGCGGACTCGGCGGTGACGATCGGCGTTGACTCGTCGTCCTCGTTCGCACCGATGATCACATAGGACCGCTTCAGGGCCAGCGCATCGACGTGGGCCTGCTGCGAGCCCTCGTCCATATCGGAGGCCTGCCACACGTCCCACAGATCATCCGCCGTGGTCTCACTGTCCGCGTACCGGAAGCCTTCGACGTCCAGCCGCTCGTCGAGCGCATCCACGACGAGCTGCGGCCAGTTGATGACCAGCTGCCGCATCCGGTCCGACAGTTCCGACTGGATCTCCGGCGCCAGATACGACAAAGGCTGCGTGCCCTCGTAGTAGCTGTCCATCAACCGCAACTGCGGCAAGTCGTCGTCGTGCGCCGCAATCAGCCGCTTCAGCCAGGCATCCGGCTCGAGGTCGAGGGCCACAGGTCACCCCCGTCATCGTCAGCGCATCACAGTCGTCTTCCGGGAAACCTTCGGCCGGGCCAGGCCCGCGGCGATCGCATCGCCAGCGGCCTCGTGGGCGAGGACGGACACCACCGCCATGTCGATCTTTTGATGCGGTGCGGCCTTGCGGAGCACGTACCGGCCAGCGGTCCGGGCCGCCTTCCTGGCATGCCCCACGTGCGCCGACGTGTCCTCGCACCCGTCATGCGCAAAGGTGCCGTCGGCCTTCGTCACATCGGTCAGCAGCCGCTCACAGGCGGCGTACATCTGCACGACGCGCTGCGTGTACCAGCGCACCACCCGCTTCTCTCCGTGCCGGTCCGCCCAGCCGTCGATCTCCGTCTCCCAGTACGGCGGATCGCAATACATGCGAACCACCTGATAGCGGCGCATCAACTCATCCACCGCCGCATCTACCTCGAGGCGCGGCGTCTGCCCGCCCCACTCGGACGGGTCCCAGATGGTCGGCAGCTCGAGCGAGCTGTACACCGGGGTGAACTGGTAGCCGTCCAGCGTCTCCGCCCGGATACCCGTCCAGTCGTCGATGTCCGAGCCGTCAAAGCCCAGCACCACGGCAGTCCCGTCGGGGACCTCCCGGAACCCGGCCTTGTCGTCCCAGCGGTCCCGGGCCAGCCACGTACCGGTACCCGCCGTGATCCGGTTCCCGAAGAACCGCTCGGCCTGCGCCTGGTCACGCTCCAGCAGCTCCGCAGCCTCAGCCTCGATCGCGTCGAGGTCGACCCACCAGGAGTCGCCATACACCGCCTTGTGGATCTTCCGGCGGTCCGCCTTCTTGGCGTAGTTCAGGTCGGCCGGCGCCTTGCGGAAGTCCCGGAAGATGTCCTGGACCTTTGCCTCGAACGACCGCTGCGCCACGCTGTTCTCCGACGGGTCCCAGCCGTTCGTCGTCTCCGTCGATCGGCCGCCCATACCCGCCAGACCACGCCGCTGCGTGTCGGCGACCTTCTGCATCTTGTTCTCAGTCGTCCAAATTCCAGTTTCGTCCTGGGGGACGAACGTCACGCGCTGACCGAGGCGAGACTGGGCCGACGACGTCACCGTGTCGACGCGGCCGCCGCCCGGGAGGCGGATGAACTCCTCGCCGGTCTTCGGAATCAGCTCCGACAACGGACCCTTGTCGATCATCGGCCTGAGGGCGCCATAAATGTTGTCGGTCTGCTCCTCCGAGAACGCCGTGATCTGAATCAGCGGCGTCGGCCACGGCATACCCATCGGGTCGCCCGGCTCGTACTCGAACACCCAGCCACAGCCACAGCCGTGAACCCGGCAGTCGTAGACCTCACCGCCAGCAGCCCAACCCGCGAACACCGCAGGCCCGACACCCTCCACGCAGACCTGAGCGGCAGTCAACGGCCCCTTGCCCCACTTCTGCGGACGCACCAGCTGGCTACGCCGGAAATGGAACGCCGACGCTGGCGACAGCATCGACCGCTCGCGCGTCGCCGACGGCTTCACCCGGTAGTGGTTCACGAAGAACCACAGCATCTCGTCCGTCAGGACATACGGCTCACCAGCGGAGAAGCCGTCTGGGATGACGCAGTGCGCCTCAACCCAGTCCGCGATGAGAAAGCCGAGCGTGGGCCACTGGACAACCTGCTCACTCGTCCCCGTCACCAGGCACGACCTTGAAGCGATCCCGGGCCGCGCGCCGCGTGGCTGGTTGCTGCTTTCCGGCCCCCTCGCGGCGCTCCGCGACCTCGTCAGTCGCGATCCGCCACCGGTTCGCCCGCATTCCCGGCGTCGTCAGCCCAAGACTGTCGGCCATCTGCCGGATCAGCGTCGACAGATTCACCCGGGAGTCCATCAGCTCCGCCTCGGAGAAGCGGCGCACGTACAGCGCCACCTCGAACTCCTGGCCATACCGCTCCCACATGATCCCCTGCGACTTCCGCCACAAGGCATCCCACAAGTCGGCTTCACGGATCGTCTGCTCGGTCAGCGGCCACTCGGGCGTTGCGCCCTGTCGGCCCTCCGCAGGCAGAATCGTCCACTCGCCGGCATCCCGGTCACGCCGAAGCGCCGTCGGGTCAGGGGCGGGACCGGAGCGTGCTCGTGCTCCACCACTCGCCATGTTGATCTCCTTCACGTGCGCCATTGCGGCGCGTGTGCCCGGCTGGCATTGCGCACAGCCGGTCCAGACATGGCGGAACCCCCGACGATGCGGGGGCTCCAGGGTCGTACATCAGACGGCGGCACGGGCAGGTTGCGTATACGCCTGCGCTGTCCGGACACTGCATCAGCACTTCCGTGCCGCCGCCGCTTCTGGAGTCACATTCCGTGACTGATCATTTCGGCCCAAGATCGTTCTGAAAAGTTAGAACCCGGCTGACCATGGCTAGCCC